TGCTGTGATGTTTAAAAAGATTGTGTCTACTCAACGTGATAAGAACAAGCGGTTTGGTAAGTGGAAGATGGTAAATAATTGGGGCGAAGGTGGAAACTCTGTAAGAAGAAATGTAAGTGGTTTATTTAAGAAGTAATGTTTATACCAGATAAAACATATTGTGATGCATTAGTAGAAGAGTGTTCAGATGTTATAAAAAAAGATTTTAACATAGATGGTTATGATATATCTTGTTATTACCATAATAATATAGATCATGCTTCAATGCTTTATTATCAAGCATTTGAGTTAGATGGTTTAACTTTTGTGAAGAATAGTGGTTTTATTTGGGATAGATATTTGATGACACATAAGTTATATTATCTCAACGAAAATGATTTAGTAAATGCAAATGAGTTATCAGATGGCCAAATAGTAAATGTAACAGAGATAGTTGAAGGTGAGACATTTATATTTATTAAGCTTCCTAATGGTAGAATAATACCAAAGACCAGGATGGGTTTTGATAATGATGTGTGTAAAAATGTAAGATTAATATGTAAGCACAATAGAGATATAAGAGTTTTAGTTAGTGGTTGTATGAAAAATGGATATCACCCTATTTTTAAGTATTATAATGATAATATAACTCTTATAGCGGTTAGAACTACTACTGGAGATTATATTGATTTAAAGAATGTAGAGTTTAATATTATGAAATCAAGATCTTATGAAATTAATGATGATAACTCCAATATTGAGTATTGGGTTAATTACTCTAAACAAAAAGAAAATTTTATAGGTTGGATTTTATATTTTAATGATAGAATGATAAAATTAAAAACTAGATGGTGTAAAATAAAACAAAAAATATCTTCATAACAATTCCCTTTAATATATTTATATTAGAGGGATTTTTTTATGGAGAATATGAATGGCTTTTGATAAATTCTTCACAGGGTTAACACAACCTGCTGTAGATACTGATTTTTCTGGTGTGTTTGGAACTGAATCTCAAGAATTTTCATTAAGTGCTGATTTGCGTAGTTTATCTGCAGAAAGTACTGAGATAGTTAGATGGGTTCGTTATAGATTAGGAGAACCAAAAATACCTGTAGAAATAGATAATAATCAAATATTTGCGGCTTTTGAAGAATCAAATATTGAATATGGCGCTATAATAAACAAACAACAGGCAGCTAATTGGTTAAGTACATTATATGGATTAAATGGTAACTTTGACACTCAAAACTTAACTAATAAGCTTCCTTATCCCACATTAGATTATTTAATGAGATTAGCTAATCCATATGCTAGTGAAGCAGGGGTTGGTGGTGTTCAAAACCAACGCATGGCGAAAGTAACTATAGATGGCATCTCCACTGATTATAATCTACTGACGGACTTTACTGATAAAGAAACGAACGATACTGTAGAAAATTATGTTAAAACAGTTGGTGGTGGCAAAATAGAAGTAAGAAATGTTTTACACCACGAACCCTCTTCAATATATAGATATTTTGATCCTTATTCTAGTGCTAATCTTATGACACAAGAGTTTGGATATGAGAGTTACGCTATGCAAACGGCGTTTTATATGTTACCTATATATGCTGACGTATTACGTTCTGGTATGTTGGAGACAAATGATAGAGTTAGAAGAAGTAATCATAGCTATCATATAGCTGGTGATAGAATAAGATTTTTACCTACCCCAACATCTCAAATGACCGTATGGATAGAATACACAGTAGCTATGGACCCATTTAATCCAGATTTTGCCGTAGATACTGGTGACCCATCCGTAAATGGTGTTAATGGTATTCACAATATACCTTTTACGGATATAAGATATGAAGATTGTAATGCTGCTGGCAAGGCATGGATTCGTCAATATTGTTTAGCTATAGCTATGGAGATGTTGGGGAGAATAAGACGTAAGTTTTCTTCTATACCAATACCAAGTGGGGAAATACAATTAGATGGTGACGCATTAATACAAGAATCTATTGAAAAACAAGTAAGATTAAAAGAAGAGTTAAAAGAAGAGTTAAAAGAGTTAAATAATGTAGAGATGATGCAACGTCAAGCTGATATGGCGGAAGCTATGCAAAGACAAATGCAACTTATACCACAACATTCACCAATACTTATGTTAGGATAATATGATAATATATAAAACAACAAATAATATCAATGGTAAATTTTATATAGGCAAGCATAATAATACTGATATAAACTATTATGGTAGTGGTCATATTATAAAAGACGCTATGAAAAAATATGGTAAAGAAAACTTCACTAGAGAAACAATAATAGAATGTGAAGAAAACGATGTTGATTACTATGAAAAACAAATGATAGCATTACACAAACCACATTACAATATTTCTTCTGGTGGTGAGGGTGGAAATATTATAAGTGAGTTTAGTGTAGAAAAACAAAAAGAAATAAGAAAAAAACAAGCTGACACATTGCGTGGTAAGAAAAAAACAGAGGAACATAAAAAAAATCTTCGTGGGCCTAGACAATCTATACAGGGTGATAAGCACCCTATGTATGGAAATGGTTATAAAATTTCTGGAAAAAACAATGGCCGTCATAAAGAAGTTGATATAGAAAAAATAAAAATACTACTTCAATCAAGAGAAAATAGTATGGCCCAAATAGCAAAAATGGTTGGAGTTAGTAAAAAAACACTATATATTAAGATGGATGAGCATGGTTTACCCAGAAGAGGTCACGATAACAACGGAATGAATAATCCAAACTGGAAAGGAAAGTAAATGGCGGGAAGAGATTTACCAAGTAGCTCTACTGGTGATGCTGATTATGGATTATTTTTTACTCCTAGAGATTTTTCGTTATTTAATGACTACTCTACAGAATTATTGGAAATCATTGCGAGAACAAAAGTAAAGTATTGGCAAATAGAAAAAAGTCAATCAGATCCTGATGATATATATGGAGAAAGCGACACAAAAATATCAAGAGAGCCTGTTGAGATATATTGTTGGATAATGTTAGATGACCCTGTTGTTGAAACAGGTGAATATACAACTGAAGTTAGAAGAAGTATTGAATGTTATATGCATAAAGATAGGTTAAATGAAATAGGTGTTGTCCCCAGTATGGGTGATTTTATAGAATATGATAATCAATTCTTTGAAATAGTTTCATCAACCGTACCAAGAAATGTTTTTTCTTATGAACAAACAAAAATGGGTGTAATAGTAAAATGTATTTCTGTACGTGAAGATGTTTTTAGTGGCAATAGAGATATTAAAAATGATATAGTTAAGAATGATTCTGCTAACCCTTATTAATGTAGAGAAAATTGATGGCAGAAAGAAAAAATGAAAGATCAAAGGTTTTAGAGTTTGATGAAGTTAATATTTTATCAATTGATAAAGCTGTTTATGATTGGTTTGATAAAAAACACCCAACAATTATAAAGGGTCGTAAAGTTCCTATATTGTTTGGTAGTTGGGAACGTTTTGCTCAAATGCAAGGTAACAAAGAAGACGATTCTTTAAATAATTTACGTGATCATAAAGGAATGTTAAAATTACCCATTATTTCTATTCGTAGGGGTGATATAGAACCTAATAGCCAAAGGTATCGCGCGGTTAATCAAGATGGTGACCCTGGTATTTATATTAGTAAGAGAATTGCTAAAAGCAGTTTTGATAAAAATAGACGAATACCTTTTAGTCAATTAACAGATGGTGGACACAACGATACTTCTGAAGAACCTGTGTATGAAATACAAAAATTGCCATATCCAGACTTCATTGATGTACCATATACAGTTACATTTTGGTCATCATATATAAAAGATTCTAATGTTTTTACAGATAAAATATGGGGTCAATATTTTCTTGATGATATGGAATATAAGGGATACTTTTTTTATGCTTCTATAATGAACTCTACAAATAATAATAATGAGCAAGATTTTAGTTCTCAAGAAAGAATAATTAGAACAACATATAATTTAAAACTAGAAGCATATTTAATATCAAAAAATGAAATAAAAATAGAAAAAACTCCATCAAAAATATTTTTTGAAGAACAAATAATAAATGCATCAAATAATGTTGAAGAGGGAGTAACTACACTAGATGAGATTATTTCCACATATAATAATAGTATTTAATATATATAAGGGTTATATTTAATATAAAAACTAGGAGATAGGAATAGATGGCTTTAGTTGCAGATATTCAATTACAAAATAATTCAGTAACTCCAGAAAAGATAGATACAAGCCAATATTTTACGTTTGGCTCTGTTTCAGCAACTACCGGTGTTTTTATTGGGCCTGCTCTTCCTGGTTCTCTTTCTGGTTTACTAACTTTAAAAACAGCAAATGACACCAATG